GCCAAAATAATATTCAAAGACTTACGAGGAAGACCGCCTTTTGTGACTGTATTCAACAAGTCAATATCAAACTCAATTCTTGCTTCTTTCCGATGGTAGAACTCGTATCGTTCATCGACATTCTCTAAGAAATCGTGACCAACACTATTATCAAATGATACACCCAAAGCATCTTGAAGAATCTTTGGTATAGCACCCTTTTCTATCTTGCTATTTTTATCATCCATGACAGAGATAGATGTACGAATAGCATTATACAAAGCACGGTCTTGACAAAACTTTTCGGTCTTGTCCACAAGCCATTGCTCATCATTTTTTGTGTCGTATGATAGACTGTTGATAGTTTCAGTTACAGTCTTGAACTGTTCTTCTGAAATACTACGCGATTCTTCGATTGCGTATTGGAGAGCGTCTTTTGATGGAATGTTATTGTATTTCTTTACATAATCACTCGTAGAGCGATAGATTAATTTGGTTTCAAAACTTTCAAAATATTCTTCTTGTAAAAACGGTAAAACTTTTCTTGCAAACTCTTCATTATTCAACAAACTCCCTAGGATCAGGGATTCAATCATATAAAGTCTCCTTTAAATCATTCGAATGAATTAGCAATACCTCACCCCACATAAACTGTGGACGCACCATCTCTGGCGTGGCCACAACTATCGGCATCCCCTTTTCTATTAATAGGTTCTCCTTCAGCAAAAACTGTTGAACTTCCGTTCTTTGTTACTGGTCCAGCGTGAGAGCCAAGTCCATGTCCTGCAACTGGATCGTCATCGGTCGCTACAGTTTTACCAAGAGCAAAGACAGTTGTGATACTTGTCGCCGTAACTACTGCTCCTGCGTTATTTGGGGAATCTAGCGTTTGTATTTCAGGCATCCATTAGTTGTTCCTGTGATTCATCGGCAAACATTGTAGTTTCACCAACTGTGTAGCGCTTCTTAATATACTCTGAAAAATCTGTTTCGTCAAATAGTTTCGTCCAGAATTTTCCGTTATCTTGTATATCTTTTGCTCTCATCTTATCACCAACTAGTTCACCAGTCTCGCGGTCAACTAGTTGATACCATCCATTTGAAGGTTTTGCAAGATAGTTTGCTTCAAGTGCTAGATCCATCAAACCAGACCACTTGTTGATACCACCTTGCCATGTAACAGTAATCGGAATAGAAGATTTCTCTCTAACATACCGAGACTTCTCTACATTGATTAGAAAGTGATACCCAGCAATATCAGAACCATCTTTTTCTTGACGCCGTCCAATGATCCAGATGTTGTCGGCGGAATAATAAATCCCTGTGCCACCAGAAACAATCGCTTTCGGGAACATACCGATTTCCATATAGATGTGATTAACGGCAATCAGTGGAATATCTTTGAGTGTGAGATGTGGCGTCACCATACGAAAGAGAGACTTCATCTGTTTAGCACGAGACATATCGGCTACCGATTTCTCGTTCATAGCATCTTCAACCTCTTTCTTTGATGCTAGATTTCCTACTGAATCAACGATGATACAAACACGCTCACCACGTTCAATATTTTCAAGTTGTTTCATAATGTCAAACTTGAGTTGTTCTACATCAGTAATTGGTGTATGAACAACACGATTCATATCAATACCAAAAGACTCAAAATATGATTGCGGAGTACCAAATTCAGAATCATAGAATAGGATTACACCATCTTCGTACTTCTTTAGATAAGCGCCTGCCATGAGTAGAGAAAACGCTGTTTTAAAATGCTTTGATGGACCAGCCAAGACAGTCAGACCAGGAGTCAAACCACCATCGACTCGTCCAGATAATGCCACATTAATCATCGGCACCTGTGTGGATACCATATCTTTCTTACCATACACTTTTGAGTTAGAGAGAGTGCTAGTAAGTTTTACTGTACTATTCTTTGTCAATTTGTCGATTAAACTCATAATCTATCCTTTGTAAAGTTCTGTTAGTTTATCACGAAAAGTCTCAATCTTTTCCAGACGATTTGGCCAATATATATAACTCTTCTCTGGATTAGAGGCAAGATTATTCAGTAAAGGCATTATTGCGGAGTATAGCGCATCTAATCGGTCTTGTAAACCCAAAACTTCGTCTGAAGCAACACTTTTTTCTTGTTCCAGTTTCTGTACTGTTTCAAGTTCATCTTCATTTACAGCAGTAAAACCGAAATCCCAGTCATCGTTGGTCATTTAATTACCCTGATACAAGAGCATCAAAGGCAGATGTATCAACAGCAACAGCATTTTGAAATGGAGTAAGGTCTTCTGTTGTCCAATAGTCCATATCAAGCATTACATTCAGATGGTTAATATTACGACTTAAAATTGTTTCATCATTCTTATATTCTTCAGGATTTGCAATCACTTGATTGATAAGAGTTACAGAATCCATTGCTGATCTATAGTGATGAGCAATCTCTTCTGCCGTAATATCTGGATATCTTTCTGACATATTTTACACCCTTATAATTGGAATTTTAGCAGATTTAGCAATAGATATTATGATATCAGTACCTTCACCTCCTGGAAAAGCAACTACTGTATCAATATCATTTTCATCGAACATGGCTACATTACGTTTATATCCTGCTCTCTTACCATATTTATTATAATCAGTCTTATAAACTTTACACGGAATGTTATTCATTCTTGCCCATTGTTCAGCAAGACTATCATACCCTCTGCTGTCTCCAGTAACAAGCAATTTGATATTCATATCCCGTAAAACAATATCAACACGGGAGAGACTTGAATTGTCTCTCCCGCCACATACGAGTACTACCATTTAGTCTCCTGTTTGTGATAACACTTTAATCAATTTTAACCTTCTTTGGTTTTTGCTCTTCTGGAATGAAGTTCTCTAACCAGATTTTGAGCATACCATTTACCATCTCAGCACTTTGTACTTCAACGGTATCAGCAAGGGTAAATTGACGTGTGAAGTTTCGCAAACCAATACCACGATGAATCCACTCTTCACCCTCTTGATCTTTCGATTTTACATCAGACTTAATGGTAAGAACGGAATCTTTGACCTCGATTTCGATATCTGTTTTTTCGAAACCAGCAACGGCAAGTTCAACGACATACTTATTGTCGTCAACCTTCTTGACGTTAAAGGGAGGATATGTTTGCTTTGTGACTTGGGCTGCCGCATCATTGATCCTTTTAACTACATCTTGGTAACCGATAAAGAATGGTCGGTATACGGGATCATTGAATACGGAAAAATTGGTGTTAACCATTGTACTTTACTCCTTTAGTAAGCAAGTTAAGTTTAAAATAATAAGAGTGTGAACCCGTTTGGCATTCACACTCTTATTTATACATCAACTAAAAAAATTAGTCAATCTTTTTTTATCTTTTTCCACCAATATTATATTTTGCTACTAACTCCCACTCGCCTTTTTCTTTGTATGGGAGTATCTTAATCTGTGCTAGTGGTGCTACTGGTCCTTGAGTTTTTTCAGGCTCTACGACTTTAACAAGACCCCATTCCTCGAGAAGATTTGCTATCGTATTTCTACGACCTTGATCTTCTTCTGAAAACGAAGAGTTCTTGCCATCTAAAGTAAATAATTCTTTGAAGTGGACAATATAATACTTGCCTCTTTTGTGTAGTATATGGCAGGACTGATACAGTTTCCTGTCTTTTCTTGAGGCAACACCTATACGAGTTAAAGTTTCTTTTACTTTTAAAAAATCGTCTTCGTTGATTAGGCTTACCTCCACTAATGTTTCAACACTCATTTCACACCACCTTTTTCTTGTTTTTGTTTAATAATATCAATTTGACCCTTCGTGAGAATCTTTAGATATTGTAGAGCAACTTGTTTGTTGCAGCCATAATAATTGGATATGATATTTATATTCTCATCATTTTCGGGTTTAGACCATTTCGAAAACCTTTTTCGCTTTCGAAGAATGTTGATATAATAATCAAACTGCAACTTATTATCTAGATGATGTAGAGAATTGAGTTCGTTAGCGTGAAGAATAGCATCAGGATGATACGACATTGCTTTGTTTGTGAGAAAGGGATTGTACCCTTTCTCCGCCAGTGTATCATTTTCAGTACCTCGCATCAAGTCTTTCTTGGTATCTGATATCGCTGTAACATAATCAAATGGATTACTCATTTCCAAGAAACCTCGAACATAATAGCAGTGAGAAATGCCATAATGTTGATTTCTGGGTCTGCAACAAACGAATGTTTATATTGATACTCACCAAGAGTGATGACAATACCAGGAACAGAGTTTTCTGACACTTGTTCCCAAGCAGCATCATAGAATGCTCTAAAGAACTGTGTAGCGTCCATATCACTATTCTCTCCAACCCACTTTCGAACAGACTTGTAGTCTTTTGCTTTCATATGGGTTAGGAGTTGCTTGAATGATTCTTGGTTGAAGTTTGCTAGAATACCAGAATCAATAGCACCAGTAGCAGAATAGCGTTGACACTCATTGATAATCCTACGCCAATCAGGGAAATAAAGATTAACCAACTCGGCAACAACTTTATTGTCAAATATAACTTCTTCGCTAGTAAGAATGTTGCAGAGTCGTTTGTAGAACTGTGCTGCAAGCCGTGTTTTATCTTGACCTTTAATCTTAAAATCAATGACTGTACACCTTGAATGAAGCGGTTCAATAATTCTGTTCTTGAAATTACAAGTAAGAATGAATCCACAATTCTTA